CGACTCAATCCAGTGTCTGCATCGGTCTAGTTCCAACATCATCATTTCGTTGTGACTCAATTGTGCTTGTGCATTCATATCGCCACCTCTGAAACCAAGATTGTCGCAGAGGGTGACGCAGGCGAAAAGGCTGTAGCCGCCGAGCCAGAAATGATCATGGCCGTATCTGTCACAGCAAACATGGCCTCAAGGTAATCATCAGCCTCGACTTCAAAAATGCCGGACCTGCTTGTGACCAATCTATATCCGTTGCTGTCGATACTGGTGACGATAGTAGAAAATGGCACGTCAACTCCATTTATCCGAGGCCAAATGTAAATTGATTTTGACGATGAGTTAGAGCTAAGAAGCTCTGCTGAGAAATCTATTTTGAACGTCCCTGCGTGATCGAAAACGATGCGTGACGTTACCGTGTCGTCCACAGCAATGTGCTCTGCGATTGGGTTATTCTCCCATGTTATTGCGTATGCTGTGTTTGCAGAAGCCGCAGAGTGTGTGGCAGTGGTGTACGCCACCATGTGGTCTGAGTGTCCGTACCGTAGTGCTACATACTCACCGTCACGGGATACTGCCGCCGCGCTCTCGGATGGGTCCCAAACCAGAATGCCGTCATCTGACGCAGTCTCTCCACCTCTGAGGAACTGAAGCCTGTTCATGTTCCGCTTCAGAAAGTCATTAAGGCGCTCACCCCATGTGGTCCAAGTGTCGCCAAGTGGAGGAGGAGGCGTGATCATCGCCTACCACCTGCCGATGCCTCGATACGCATGATGCCTGCTCGCCAGTCAGTGTTAGACGTAGACTCTAACCGCATACGCACCTGCCTGCCTTGGAACCGCACCGACGTAGGGTTATCCATTGTGTATGGGCCGTAGGACCTTTCTGTGTCGTTTGGATAGAACCGAGTCTTGAACGTAGCAGTAACCTGACCCTGCGTTAGCTCATCAGGTATTAACTCGTTGACCTTCATGATCTGGTCACCGCTACCAAGCGAAACGGGTCCAGACTCTACAAACACAGTATCACCGCCGTGGTTGAAGCCGTACTCGTGGAAGTACAGATAACCGTCCGCAGTGGTCCACACTGGATATCTTAGGATTCCTGTGTCAATCGCAGAGGTGCGTGACAGGTTGCCAAAAGTCCAGATCTGGTCCTTGTAGTCATACATCACGTAACGGTTGTTCTCAGTAGATCCTTCAGATGGATAGAACCACCACACTTCAGAGAAACGCGAGTTGTGTACGCCGTACACTTTCGAGATTTGGTTTGTGTTGATGTCTCGGAAAACATAGTCAGATACATCGCACTGGAGTTCACGAGAGACAGATCCGTCAAAGATAAAGAATCCTTTCTGGCCCATCCAGAACGCAAACTGATCTACCGCAACCAGAGACTTTGGTGCCTCGGTGCCACAAGCAGATCCTACGCGCTCAAATCCATAAACGTATGGAGCACCCTGATACACGGCCAAGTGAGCATCTGTGTCAGTCACGATTAGTGTACGTCCACGAACCCTGATAGCCGCCTGAATCGATCCATTGGTCTGTAGCTCAATGTCACCGGCTTCGTTTGTGGCTAGCGGAGTCCACGTTGTGTTGTCCTCACGGTCACACCACTTTACCAGTCGTGGGTTATTGTCGGCACCGAGAGCAAAGATAAAGCGCTCTTCGGTAACAACAATAGACTGGCAGTTAGATGGCGAGTTAGCGATCTGTGCCGCGGGAATGCCGGTGTCCAACTGCCATTCGTATATCTTGCCGTCGTCCGTGGAGCAAGCAACGAGATACTCACCCCAGTTATCTAACGCCCATGTAGTAGCGGGAAGATAGGTTGAGGTTGGCTGACGTGGCGTTGAGTACGTTCCCACGTCATAGTAGCCACCACCGTATCCAGTGTTCTGAGCCGCCGACTCACGGCCCGCTGTGAGGCCGACAGGGGTAATATCTGTCAGGTTGCCAGATGAAGAGATGTAATACAGTTTGTTGTACGTCCCAACAGCAATGTTGTTTGAGTCGTCGTTTGCCCGCCACCCGTGCATTCCGCGAGGAGTTGCGTTGACAGGTGAAGTGGTGAATTGAGACCAACCGCCTACTGGGCGCAATGATCCCTCAGACCAACGAACCAGTGAGCCATCTCTCCAACGGTTAGACTGCTCATACTCCGTGCCGTTTCTCAACATGCCCGGCTTTAATTGAAGTGGCACTAATGGCATGTCAGATCCTTATGCGGTACGTTTCCACATGTATACAACAATGTATGGCTGTAAGTTATCGCCAGTACCATCACCAGAACCTGCGGGAGATGTTAAACCACGATCTGCCGTTCCTGAAGTGCCTTTTAACGTATAGGATGTATCAGCATCCGCCAACCACGCCACTGTATCTAACGTGTTAGTTGATGAAACAGAAGTTGTGTAGCCACCTCCGCCACCGATACTGCCATCATCCCGCATAATAAAGTGCGTGTGCTCTTGCAATGCAGAGTCTTTACTACCGCCTGTTTCTTCAGCAGTATCAAAAGCTGTATCACCGGAATCAAGACCAACAAGAACACGACCTGCACCAAACGAAACCCACGTACCAAAACCAAGCAGAGTAGCCGGATTAGTTGAGTTTGTAGCGTTCATGTAAATAGAACCAATAGGCCATGCCGCCGACAAGTCAGTTGCATTTGCTGTAATCTCTTGCTGTACGAAAGCAGTCGTTGCGATCTGAGTAGTGCCAACTCCCGTTGTCGCCGTGGGGGCCGTAGGAACACCACTTAAATCAGCATTTTCTAATGGCGCTTTTAGATCCAACTGAGATTGAATAGCAGATGTAACTCCATCCACATAATTTAACTCAGCCGCTGTCGCTGTCACCGCAGTGCCACCAATCTTCCACTCGCCTTCGGTCAGGTTTGGCTTGATCGCTGTAGTGCCGTCCAGAAGATCGTCAATGAGATCCATATCCGCATTGAGTTTCTCGCCCCATGTGTTCTCACTGGCTCCAAGCTCTGGCTTAGTTAAGCCGTATGTAGTGGTAGTGGTATCTGCCATTGCCTAATCCTCTGAATCTTCTGCCTATTCTACAGCATCTGCGTCTTGAATTGTTAGCTCACCCGCCTCAGCCTGACGCATGATTTCTGTGTAGATCATTGTGACACCTCATCCGCAGGTTCTGGTTCATTACCTTCAGCCAACCACTCTAGATACTTTTGGTAGTCTGTGTTGGCAAGGTCAAAAGGAATAAAGGCGTTGTCAGACAGGCGATGGACCATTTGTGGATTAACGACAACAAGCTCGTTTTTTGGCAACAGTTTGTACATTTATAGCTCCGCTGAGATTTGACCTGTAGGTGCGGTTGACCCGCCAGTTAACTGCAACAGCTTTCCATGACTATGGCTTGTAGAGTTAACACTAAACTGCACGAAATCAGGCGTTGAATAGCTCGCACTGATTGTTCTATTCGTCCACCCGCCCGTCTCATACACCTGAACTTGCGTTGGCGCTATAACGGTAAGCGTTGGAGCGGTTCGCATGGTTACAGGCAAGTCTATGTTTAGCACGCCGCCACCGCCGCCGAAGTATCCCTCGAAGACAGCAACCGTGGAGCTGAGGTTAAACAAACTGCGTTGCCAGTAATACCTCTGACACAATGCAAGCTCGTCCCCGTAGCTTCTGTGTTCATACGGGGTGCTAACGCTTCCGACTTCTAGTTGGACTTCTGTTACTTCAAAGTAATCATTAGTGTTAACAGTAACATTTGCACTTTGCTCTCCGTCAATTCCAATAATGTAACTAGCTTCTATTGAAATAGGGCTTGATGGAACTGTAAATGTAACCGACAAAGTTTCTTCTGTACCGCCGCCAGAATGAACCGCTGACTCAGTTTGCCATCCATCCATATATGAAATTAAACGGCAATCAGAAGAATTAGACGTTACTTTGGCAGATAGCGTAACTTGCTGACCTAAAAACTTGTTTATTGTTTGTGGCTCAACAATTTGAAATGTACGCATCGTGCCTGTGCCACCTGACGTACAAACCATTTTCTGCTTGCGTCCTGTGTCTTGAATTGTTGCCGAGCAACCTGCAATAGATGCTTTCCAACGATCTAGATAATACGTTTCACTAGTTACAGAGGTTGCGCTTGTGTAATCTCCACGCTGACTTACTTGAAAGTCACCATTGATAATCAGATTGCGTCTACCCAACGATGGTGATGCTGTGGTGACGACAGTACCCGACTCAGCCGGTACAGTGAGTGAGCCTGTGCCGTCAGCTTTCTTGATTGTGTTTACAAGGATCTCGCTCATGCTAACTCCCTCCAACCTCTAATTGTTACGTTTGAGTCTGGGGCAATTAATTTGTAATAATGATTATTGGGGATAATTACACTCATTGTTGTATATTGATCGACTTGAGCTGAAGCAGAATAATAATCCCCGCCATCAGAATCAGCAATTACTATAAAACCAGAACCAGATGTTGTTGAAACTTGAATTTGACCTCGTGAACTAAAAGGCGCAGTGATTGATATTGATACCATAATTGGCTTGCCTGTGGTGTTTTGATACTCTGTTGAAACTGACCTACTACCAGAAACATCAGTCCATACTTGGTCAACACCTATCATAAATAAACCAGATATTTGACTGCTAGGGATATTACTCGCACTCGTCAACACCGTCCCCGCCTCATCAGGCAAGGTCAGCACACGGTCTGTGTTAGTCGCAGGAGACTCAATAGTAAAAGTGCCAGTGCCTGTGGTAGCACCTTTAATAGCTATGTTCGACACGGCTCTTTACTCCTTACGGCTTTGTAGGCCAAACAACTTCATCGAGGCTTGAATATGTTTCTGTGATGTCACGCAGTGCCTGACGGTATGCAGTCTGCTCAGCAGTCATTGTGAGGTCTGAAGATGCCCACCAGTCTGTGGCGGCAATCAAACGGTCACGCTCCTGACGCAATGCCTTAAGTGGCTCTGCCGCTGTCAGTTCTGCTACCTTGGCTGAGACAGTTGCCCAGTCAGTACCGAAGTCAGCAGGGTTAGACGACTCAATAGCACTACCGTTAGCGTCTGCTCCAGTGACCTTGCGAAACATCTGGTTGAACTCTGCCTCTGTTGTCGGCTCTCCACGGAGAACCCATTCGGTGATGTTAAGCTCTGAGAGAGCCTGTGATACGCTTGCCATGTGTTTCTCCTTTAGCCTGCGATTTCGTATACGGTGAATGTTGAGATAGCTCTTATATAAGGCGTGGCATCTACATTGATTGCTTGGTAGTTGATCGTAGAAGTTTGCGTTGAAAGGTAACTTGCAAAGTATATTGAAAACGTAATTGGAGTCGTTGTGTCCAGTGCGTTTGTTGTATCCATGTAGTTCATGGCCGCCGCATCCAAATCATATTGAGGACTACCGTCATTCCCATTATAAATAACTGTACCAAAAGCAACCGGAACTCGTGAGCCTGCGGCATTGCCCATGGCGCTAGCAATGTTTGACCCATCTCGATAAAAACGAAATCCAGTGGAAAAATACGTTTTCCCGACTGAAATTTGAGCAGACAGTAAAAAGGTGCTGTTTGTTGACTTAGGTGTTAACACAACGTCCAAGTCATTAATCTTAGTGAATCCCCATGCTGTTGAATTTGACTGAGTGCCAGTAAACGTCGAACTCTTGACCTGTAGGATGGACCCAGAAACATCCAGTCCAAGATCTTGCATTGTAGGTGCAGAACCATCGGAGTGTTGAATAGTGTCTACCTTGATGATACTAGCCATTATCCTGCGATCTCCATTGCGGTGATAGACGATGCTGTTCGATAGTTTGAATTGCTATTTGGATCAGCACTTGATGTGTAGTTAATTATACTAGTACCTCCACCAAAGAATAATTGAACTTTATAAGTTACAGCAGAAGTAGTAGTTGGAGAATCTAAGTAGCTTATAGAAATCGTATTGGGGTCTGCGCCTGTTCCCACCACAGATGCA